ATGCTACGGCCTCGGACGTGTCTCCGATTTTCTCGGCCATGTCCTGAAAGTCGCCTGCCTTTTTTACCAGATGGTCTAGCGCCACGGCAGCGGCGATGAATCCGGTGGCGGCAGCCGTCCCCAACATGAGCAAGCCGCGCCGCGCCTCCTGGCCGATGCTGACCCATTGCTTGTGGCGCTCGGTCATTCTCAAGGCCGCGTCGGCGGCTCTCAATTGCGCGTCAGTTGCGCCACGCAGGCCGAGCTTGAGCAATCCGGCTTCGCGCGCAGACTTGCCGATGGTCTGCGACTGGACGCCGAGCGCACGCACATATTTGTCGATAGAAGCGCTGGTGCCTTTCGTCACATTGGACGCGGCGATCCCGAGGCCCGCGAGCGAGCGTTTCGCGTCCTCTAGCCCGGCCTTGAGCTTGGTGGAGTCGGCCGATACCTCGATGACTCCCCTGCCGATTACGTCGCTCATTGTGAATCTCCGATGACGCCGTTTTGGAGGAAGCCGTGATACCGGCCGACCATGTTGATCGACGGATGCACGGTGATCTTGGGCGGTACGCCCGTGACGGTCCAGCCGTCGTAGTGGCCGCGCTTGTCGTCGAAGCACTGGCCGTCGACGAGGAAATACATCTTGCCCGGCAGCAGCACCACGAGCGGTTTGCGGCCCGCGTTATCTCGGAAATACTGCGCGGTCAGGTGGCGCTCTTTCAGTTCCTCGGCCGGGACGTCGAGAAACCACATATCGCCGACTTCCCGCTTGCTGATGTCCACGTTGCCGTGTGCATCGAGTTCCGGCTTTTCGATCAGACGGCATGGCCAGGTCATTGGTTTCTCCGGTTTCTCATGGTGGTGAGCGCGGTTTCTTCCATCACGCGCAGGCTCTCGAACAGGTCAGGGCGTTCGCTGGCGGGGATGCCGAGCATGCGCATCACCAGCGGGAACACGTTGTAGTCGAGGCCCACCGCGCCCACCGCCCCGCTTCGCCATTGCGTTGACATAGCGACAAAGACCTCAACCGCCCGCGCGTTGTCTGGCCAGATTTCGGTTTCAGGTGTCGCCTCCTCCAACGTGAGGCCGAACGCCTTCGCCTCTGCCGCGCTCGGCCCAGGCGTGTACAGCGCGACCGAGGCGGCTTTCAGTTTTTTAGTTTTGACTGGATGAGCTGATCAACATAAACGCGGTACGTCGCGAGTGCCGTGCCGATATAGTTTTCGAGCAGCGTTTCGACGTTTTCCCTATTGAACGGATCCTCGAGATCCCATCCCTCGGCCATTTCCATGAACGAGTCGATGTCGCCTTTGTCTGAGCGCGACTTGATCCATTCGTCGAGCACCGTTTTCGTTCGGTGCTTGAACACGAATTCGACCGGCACTTCGGCACCGCCGGCCACAGGAATCCCAACCTTCGCGCGGAAGGTTGGGTTTGCCACGAGCTTGAGCTTTGCCATCAGGCGGCGTACCGAACGGGCTCGGCCAGCAGCGACAGCGTGACCTCGACGGCCATGATCTCGTTGACGGTGAGCGACGGCGTTTTGTTCAGGCTGATGTAGGCGTTGTAGAGCAGCACCGCGCCGCTCGGCAACGTGATCTTCACCGCGCGCGGCAAACGGTCATCGTTGGCGGCAGCCGCCAGGATGTAGCCCGCGAGCGTCGGATCATCTGCAATGCTGAAACTCAGCCCGGCCGCGTTCTTGAACGTCGGGATGCGTTTCTTGGCGTCCGCTTCGAGGAGCTGATAGTCGAGGAACTGCTGCTCGCCGCCGCTGCTGCTGCTCGAGAGAATTTGCGAGAGCTGCGTCCAGGTCAGAATTTCCCGAATGCTGCCGGCGCCGCTTGCGGCCGGGTAGATCGAGGTGAGCGTCGTGTCGATTCCGACGAGTGGAATGTCGTCGGCGACCGGCACGCCTGCCTTGACGATTTTGTCGGTGAGTCGCGTCCAGCCAGACGTAACCTCCATGAAGTCGCCTGCGCCAATTGCGTGTCCGACCGCGAGCGATGCGATGCCGGGCTTCGCGTTGCTGATCCCGGTCATGGGTTTTGCCGCCCCATACGAGGCAGCGATTGCTACGGTGGAACCATTCGGAAGCGAGATCATGTTGATTTCCTTTCGTTAGGACATAAAAAAAGCCGCCAATCGGCGGCTTGGAGCGTGTGCCCACGAAGGGCGGTACAAATCAGGTCCAGAAGCTAAAATCCTGCATCGAGCCGCGCAGTTTCGTGTCGGCTTCATAGTTGGCAATCGGTGCGCCCTCCACCGTGGTCTGGAGCGCGGTGAGCGCGCGCAGCGCGTTCTCCACCTGCTTTGCCAGGGTCGACGCCTGCGCCCGCGTGTCGGCCCATACGTTGATCTGCATGCGGGTGTTCGCTTTGCTCGGGTACAGCGGCGACGGCGGCGAGCCGGATTGAACCTCCGCGCCTTGCGCCAGAAAATTGACCGACTTCCCGCCGACTTGCTGGTAGGTGATATACGGGCGAACCGTCAGATCCGGCGCGATGTCGGGATAGACGCGATTGGCTACGAGCGCCTTCAACGCATTGAAAACCGCGGATTCGACGCTCAAAATAATGCTCCCTGCCCGCTGCGCAACAGCTCGGCCATGCGCTGCCTAGCTGCAGCGGCGACGCGCGATTGCATATTCACCCAGGCCGGGCGCATGAACGGGTGCGCGCCAGCCCGACTCGTTCCGTACTCGACCATGAACCCGTAAGGGCATTTTTTGTGGTTCCAGGAAACCTGGTACACGGCATAGGCTTCGCGGCTCCTGCTTGTAGAAAAGACCTGGTAGATAGACGCTTTCAGAGTTCCCGCTGAAAAAAAGTATTTCTGGTGCGCGCCATAGAACCAATGGCCGTGCTCGGCTACTGGCGCGTTCAGCCTCGCCTCATCGTAAAAGAGTTGCGCCATTGCTTGCGATCCGCCCCGGATCACGTAGTTGTTGACGTGACGCCCCAACTTGTCGAGTCCGGTGATCGCTTCGGTCAGATTGGTTTTAAGGTTGAGCATCGGTCACACCTTGCGCGTACACATCAGGACGAGCTGCTTGCGGTCTTGACCCAGGACGGACTCGACGTTGTAGACGTTCGCGCCATGAATCACCTGCATGGCCGGGACGATGCCGGGCGTATAGCGGATCGTGATTTTGGTTTGCGCGGAGGCTTGCGTCGCGCCGGCAGCGACGTACTCGCGCCCGGTGATGTCCACGACGCCGGCCCATACCGTCGCGAAGTTGGTCCAGCCCGCGACCGGTTCGCCGTTCGCATCCTGCGTCGTGCCGGGCGCCTGGATGGTGATGCGCTCGTTCATGCTTCCGGCTCTCATGGCGCGGTCCAGTAACATTGAAGCGACCCGCACTCAATGACAGGCAGCCCCGCGGCCTCGATTGCCTTCGCCACACCGGGGCAGTTCTTCCAGTGGTAGTCGTCAAATACGACGATTCCGCCAGGGACCATGCGCGCGCGCAGCCACTCGATCGCGTCGGCGGTGCTCTTTTCCAGATCCATGTCCACGTGCGCGAAGCAGATCGGTTCGCGGAATTCGACGGCTGAGTCCGGGAACAGCCCGGCAATGAGTTGGACGTTCGCTGGCATGGCGTCCTTCACCGCCTGCAGCGACGTGTCGCCGAATTCTCCCGGCTTGTGAAAATCGCCCGCGCTCCACGGTTCCTTCGGCATCCCGGTGAAAGTGTCGACGCCGTAGCATTGCTTTTCGCGGCACTCGCCCGCCAATGCGCGCAACGCGCCGCCCTGGTAGACGCCAAGCTCGACGATGCAGCCCGCGAGATTCTTGACGCTAGCCGCCAGTTGCAAGAGGCACGCGAGTTTTTTCGGTGTCAGCAGGATTTGCATGGTGCTCCGCGATAAAGTGTTTGATCCGCTCGATGGCGGAAGGGACGTCGATTGTCTTGTCGTGGGTGCAAGTGTGTTGCCAGCATGAGCACGGATGTATCGGTTCGATTGGCAACCAGGGCGAAAACTTGCCGCCGGCCGAGAATGATTCCTTCCCCTCGAAGCCCCCGAAGATGCAGATGAGTGGCGTACTCACGGCCTGGGCGAGCACCGTCATGAAGCCAGGCGAGGCAAAAACCAGATCGGCCTTTGCGGTGATCGCTGCGATGGTTTCCACGTCAAGCTCGCCGTGGTGAAATTCTGCGTCGGCCTTGAACGACGGCCCGATAAGGTGCTCTGTCCACGCCGCCATATCGGCGAGGCTGATCACGAAATACTGATCGCGGATCGCGGAGAGGAGCGCGTGCGACGCCGTCAAGTCTGGATTGCGTGCGATTTTCGCTTGCGTTGCCCCCCGGTTCGCTTCGGAAAGAGCGACCGGCGGCCGGTAGATCATCAGCGGACGGCCGTCGCCCAACTCCATTAGCACGGCGTCCGCCTTCGCGGCCCACTCGGGCGCAATTGGCATCCGGAAGTCGTCGCCGGCGGTGATC